TGCGATCAGCTTTGCCGCGCCGCTCCACGCCGCCGGGATGTCCTGGGTGAACACCTCCCCGATGCGTTCCCCGAGCATGGTCAAGTGCCCTTGGGCTGTGAAGGACGACGAGCCGAGTTGATTCCCGAACTCGACCGCGGCGCTACCGGCCATCGCGAAGGTGGCTGGGATGTCCTGGTCGAAGACCCTGGTCGCCACAGTGCTGAACGCTTCAGCCTTCGCGCTGATGACATCGACCACGCCTACAAAGGCGGTCTCAAGCCCGTCAACCCCCGCCACACCGATGGAGAGCGCCGTGTTGGTGGCTGCCCCAAACACACCTTTGAACGACTGGCCGACAACGTCCATCGCAGTGCCGACGGCGCTCCCCATCGTGGACGTGGCTTGCTCAATGTCGGAAGCAACAGTACCCAACGAGGCGCTGATGTCGGCGCCTGCGGCGTCCACTACCGCGGCGGCCTTGGTTACCGCTTGGGATGCGAGGTCTTGGGCGGAGAAAATCCACCCAACGACCTCAAATGCACCACCACCGGCACCTGGCATTCGTTATCCCAATCCAAGCAGTCGACCTATGACCATGCCGACTATCTCTTTCCACCCGCTACGCTTCGCCAGTTCGGCAATGCTTTGGCGCTCAACCTGCCACCGAGCCAGGTGATCTAGGCGCTGCCATCTCGCCATCGCTCGCCAGTCCTGGTAGGACAATCCGCACCGAGTCATCAGCACATACCGCTCTTGGCGGATGATCTCCAAACTAGGCACGGCGGCTACGAAACAGGGAACCGTCCAGGGGAAGCACTGCTTGAAATGAGTGCCCACAATGCGGGCACCGGAAATGAGGGCGCATGTTGTAGCCGAACGACCTCCTCTCCAGTTGCCGTCGCAAGTCCGTCAAAAGCGGGCTGGACGTTTGTTTGACCCACGAGTACGCCTGAAGCAGGCCCACCTTGGCTCCGTCGATGGACACGATCTGCAACGCCAGAAGGACGTTGTTCAGCTTGGACCCAGCCTGGACCTGTTGGCTACCCGTGCGGGAGGCAAACTCCTCGGCAACTTTCAGATCCCGCATCCTGAGGTTGCGCCACCCGATCCTCGGGCCGTCCGCCATCGGGGGGCCGTTCCAGTAGAGGGGTTTGAGCGGGTCCGTGAAGAACGGCTCCTTGACTTCCTCTGCGGTGGCCGACGCTTCCACGGTCCCCGACGTAGCGCCGCCCGTGATCTCGTCCAGAATGGCGAGGTCAGGGTCGGTGGGCACCGGCAACGGCCAGGTCGACTCACCGTCCATCGAGAGGCGTAGTTCCACGCACTCCATATCGACCAGCGCGCGTGTCTGGTCGCTGGGTCGCCCACAGCCTCGCGGCTTGGGGCACGTCGGGGCCAGGAACACACGGTCGTCGCCCGCCGAGTAGGCGAGCAGGTGCATCAAGAGCGCCGGCCAGTCCATCACCAGCAGATCGCCCAAGTCGAGACCGTTGAAGTCCACGACCTGTTCCGCGACGTGCCGCAAGGAGGCGGAGGCAGAAGCTCCGTCCCCCATGCCGGCGAGTACTTCTTCTTGCTCGCCTCGCGTCGGTGCGATGTAGATCGTGCCGTCGTGCCCTTCCGGGTACCACAAACCACCGCTTGGCAGTCTGTACGGGCGGCTCAGAGGATCGCGATGCCCTGAGCCTGCGGTATGCGATGGCGTCCCAGCAACAGCCTTCATGCGGGCGACTGACTCCGCATGGATCCTGGCAATTTCGGCTTCTTGAGCCGCTACCAAGGTGGTGGGTGCTGGTGGGGCTTGCACGGGTTGCGGGCTTCCTATGTCTGCGTGCGGACGAGGCTGGTTCGGCACAGCCACGCTCCTTCCTGGGGGTTATGGATCGATCTGCTACCCCGTTACGGGTGCCAGCAGGTTCGGATCCCAGACGATGCTGTCAACGGAGAAGTCAATAGCCATGGTCATGTGGTCGCCGGCCGAGAAGTCGATGGCGACCTCCGGGGCCTTGGTCGGCCAGAGGCCGAGCAGCGTAGCTGACCGCTCGAACGTGCCGTCACCTGCGAACAGGACCAGGTGGCCGCGGACCTTCAAGAGGCTCGGCGGGAGCATGAGACCTGTGGACTCGTTGTAGACCAACTGGAACCACTGGTGGAGAACGCGTCGCGCCCCTGTCTCGGGGAAGTCCCGGAAGGTGGCGCTGACCGCCCCGAGCGCTTCGGGAGCCGTCGGGTAGTGGACCCGGCCGTTGAGGTACGGCAACGGGTTCTTGCCGACCTCCCTACCTGGGACGGTGAACTCCTGGAGCGACAGAATGAGGATCTCCTTGCCTCCGGGGACAAGGTTGTTGATCTCCAGTTCCAACATCCCCATGTTCTTCTTCTGGGGATTCCACGCACCCTGGGCTTGGGCCAGGATGTTGCCCGCGTATCTGTACGGCGAAACAGGCATGAGTGTTCCTTACTGCTCCGCGGCTTAGCCCGCGACCGCGACCTGGCTAAAGTCAGTTCCAGTAGGTGTGAGGATCAAATCGAAGTTGAGGTACTCAGCCGCTCGCGCCGGCTTGATGAACAGCTTGGCGTTCACTTGCAGGTTGTCGATGTCGGCTGCCGTGGTGGTGGTTCCGTCCACGACCACGTAGGCGTCTTGAAGCCCGCGGCGCTCGATGATCGGCTGGAGGATGTCGTTGAGCTGGGCCTCGATCTCCCGCCAGAGAATCGTGTCGTTCAGCTCGAACACGAAGTCCTGCGACCCGGCATCGATCCGGTTCTGAATGACGTTGACGGTCCAGCGGACGTTGATGCGGTCCAGCGCCGTCGGGTTGCGCTGCGCAGTGCGCTGTCCTTGGAGGGACGGCGCCCGATTGGCGCGCGCCACGATGCTGTTGACAACCTCGGTCCTGGTGCCCACAAGTCCGTAGAGGAGGTTCCGATCCTCGCGGGGGGTGGAGTACTTGAGGCGGTCGGCCAACACCTTGCCCCGGCGGTTACCCGCGATGGGGAACCAGGGCGCAGCCACCGAATCCGTGATGGCTACCAGCGTGGCGATGTCACCGTCCGGGGGCTCGACCACATCCGCGTTGGTGTAGCCGTCGAAGTACTGAACCCAGGGGGCGAAAAGCGCCAACTGGCTAGTGTCGATTGCCGCCAACGGCGGGAACGGAACACGCGCCGACGGCTGCCCGACGGCTGCCTCCGCGGCTTGGCTACCGTTGTACTTCCCGTTGGCGAAGTTGCGGACCTCGAACCCCACCTCGCTGTCAGGGGTCGGGATGATCCCGATGCAGCGACGGCCCTTCAGCTCGCAAAGCTCCTGCATGGCCGAGATCACCTGGCGATGCCACTGGCCTGGAGCCATGAGCCAATCGAGGGGGACGACCTCAAAGTTGCGGAACAACTGTAGGCCCGTCGCGATGTTGCCGACGCGCGTCCCCACCACATCCGCGATGGTGAACGCTCCACTCATCGCAATGCGCTGGGTGGTATCGATGTCCACCGGGAAGGTGAGGCCGTTCGGCTGGATCTCGAACCTGACGTAGTCCGACCCTGTGTTCGAGTCATTGACCTTGCTCGCCAGGATCTCCAGATCCGCCGCCTGCCCGAACGACTCAATGACCCCGCTGTTGAAGAACACCTGGAGTCGCAGGCTGCCTGCGAGCGTCGGGTCCGCCGACACCTCAGCGTAGAGCCCGTCGGTCACGGTCGGACGCTCGTTGCCGATGTCGCCGGGGTAACGGCTGACCAAGTGCGCTACGACGTCCTCGCGAATGATGAACACCGCCTCGTCCAGCGCGGGGGCTCCCGTCCACTGGAGTGACGTGGTCCCGTCCGCGAACACGATGAAGTTGTCGGGGTCGCTGGCGAGGGCCTGATTCTCCTCCCACGCAGGACCATCAACCGGATCCACGAAGGACCGCGCAATTTGGGGGTCGCCGGTAGCGCCCGCCGAGAGCTGACCCGCTTGGAATGCCAGAAGCCGTCCGGCCTCGACCCTGTGCGGGAAGTTGGACATCGTGCCGGTGAACACGGTAGTCGTCCCGTCCCCGAACCCGAAGATGTCCGCGGGCGCATAGACCGCCGTGATGGCCCCAGCCTCCAACAGGTTGAACGTCCGATCCCCGGTCGTGAGGAGCGTGAGCCCAAACGCGAACGCGCCGGTCGTGTGGTCGAGCCAGTCGGATCCGTTGTAGGCGTTGCCGACCGCGGGGCCGGCGTCCTTCAGGCCCGCACCGACAGCCAGCAGGTCCGCGACAAACTGCGGGCCGGTGCCGCGCAAACCGCGTCGGCCCTGTTGGAACGGCTGGAACGTGTGCGCGATGTCCACCGTCGCGGCCACCGTAACGGCGGCGCCCGGCGTGATGGTCCAGGTGCCTGCGCTGTAATCGATGGCTCCTGTAACCGCGGTCGCTCGGGGGTTTCCACGGGGAAGGTTGAGCCATCCGCCAAGGCCGTCGTCGTAGGCTGTAAACGGCGAGCCGGCGACATCAGAGATGTCGAGCCGGATTTCGCCTGGAGACAGCGGGCGGTTGCTGACGAGGATGGCCCCCGCATCGGTGTTTGCCACCGTTGCGCCGGCTGGGGCGCTGGCCTGTAGGCGCTCCGTCTTGAAAGACGCGGCCTGGCCGGGGACGGCCCCGCCACCCATGTTGACCAGGAGGATGTCGTACGCCGCCTTGATGCGGGTTGACCCCGTACCGGGCATCGTGACGGCCCCAATGGGATCCCACGCAGTGACGGACCACGCGCCAGTGCGGTAGTTGAGCGTCCCCACGACGGCATCGCCCTGCCCACCGGGAAGGGTGCGGAACCCGCCGAACCCATCGTCGTAGATGGCCGGCGGTACCGGGAGTGTGTCGTGTTCAACCGTGAGCACGACCGTATTGGGCTGGACCCACCCAGAGAGGGTCTTGAGGGTCGCCACGCTCGACGCGGCCCCGGCTGCCGACGGTGTGGCAAGTCCTGCCTGCTCATCCACCGAAACGAAGAAGGCCGCCTTGTTGGCCGGGTAGAACCCAGGGGCCAGAGGGAACTGACCCAGGTTGCCCGCGTAGTCCTCCAGGCCCGCCGAAGTTGACCCGACCGACTCAGATTCACCTTCGACCCAAATGGCGTCGATGGTGCCCGCAGCAAAGGCCGCCGCGGCGGCGGGGACAAGAGTCACCC